AGCTGCCGTCCAATAGTCCGTGCCTTTAACGGGCGTGTGACCGTCCTTGCCGGGCACGCCAGCAGGGCCGGTTGCACCAGCCGCCCCCGGTTTGCCATCCGCGCCGGGTGCGCCGTCCTTGCCCGGAGCGCCAACTGGGCCTTGCGAACCCGCCGGGCCGGGATCGCCCTTATCACCCTTTGGGCCGGGCTCGCCTCTTGGGCCTTGCGAACCGTCCGCACCCTTGAGCTCGGCCACGGCGATGAGATTTTGCCACGTGCTGCCGCTGTCCGTGCTATACTGCACGTAGCCGTCCGCCACGCGCAAGTCCATGCTTCCCGCGCCGCCTGTCAGTGCCACCTCGTTGATAGCAGCCACCAGCGTGTCCTTTGCCTCCGTCGTCAGGTCGGCAAGGTCGCCGATCTGACGCTGGATCGTCTGCAGCGTCATCTGGTCTGTCGGGGTGTAAACGTAGTCTGACGGTTTGGGACGTGCAAATACAGGAAAATTGACCTGCACCTCGGTGTAACCGCCGTTAGTATCGGAAACCCAAGCGTATACAATTAGTTTTCCGGGAACTTGCAGTAGTTCATCGGGGATCGCCGCTTTTCCGTTTTTAACCTCGACAGTATACGGAATATCGGTTACTTTCTCGGTGCTTGTGAAATGTGCTTGTGAAACGGCATCTTCACCGAACTCGATGATTCTGCCGGTATCCCATTGAAACAGTTCTCCACGTCCATCTGCGAGTTCAAGTGTCATGATATCCCCTCCTTATTTGTACCGCCCCACGACGTAATAGCTGATCTGTGGGGCTTTAACGATTGCGTCGGATGCTCGCACGCACTGATATGCCGGGGCGTGCGTCAACCTTGTGCCGATATCATTTTCGGTGTTCGTGGCAAGCCAATAGTTTGCGCCTGTAACCGTTGGCGTCGCAGACACGACAGGGTTCTCAATAAACGGAAACGGATATTGGCGTGCTGCTTTATTTTCTGCGAGACCCATCCACGATGCGGTATACAGTGGGCCCCATGTCTGCGCGGTCATTGACAGCGAGTCTGAGTCGAAATTTGCCCACATCTCAGCGACACCGCTCGCCCATTTGCGCCACATCCACTTGCCGGTCAAGCCTTGCTCTACAATGTAATCAACGCCAAGTTTAGACAAAATGTCTCGGATAGATATACCGTTAAGTTTCAAATCTCCGACGATAGTCATGTCACCATTCAGATCGACAGGCCACTTGCATTGCACGGTCTTTTCTTTTTCGGCGATGCCTCCAAAGCACACAGACGGTAACGAAAAGTTGATGTTAAGTGGTACTTCTATGGTCGTAACTATGATTTCCTTGGACGTTTTGCTGCCAAAAGCGTCAGAGACGGCTACTTCCAGCTTTCGAGTGGTATCGGTTCCGACACCCGAAAGGTATAGTGTTTTTGCGCCTGCGCTTTGATTGGTAACTGCCTGCTTTACAACACTGTCGAGTGATACTGTAAGATTGGCTCGGTTATCCGGCAATGCCATCGCCAGCGTAAAAGTGATTTTGATGTCCGCTCCGCTTGGGTTTTCTGTCCACGCGCTCTCGGCGTAACTGCCGCGAACATATGCCAGATCATTGATAACAGGGATGGTATATGCGGACACAGATAGATTCGTGCTATATGTTGCAGTACGTTTTCTGGAATCTGTCACGACAACCTTTACAGGGATGCTTCCGCTATCGGGCAGACTGTTTTCCGCGTTAGCGTCAACGACTTTCCCATTTACGGTCATCACAGTGTCGATGATCTTACTCCCCATCACGCCAGCCGCAGTTATACTCGCTTTTACTCGGCTTTTGTTCTGAACCCAACCATAAATATTTTTATATCCCGCCGCATCCGACAAACTAACAGACATGGTGGGTACTGTATCGGGGGAAACAGTAATTTTCGTCCACACGTCAGTAGACCCGATCAGGGTATCTCCGTTATAAGTCATGCATCTAAAATGCATCTGACCTGATTCCGCGCCGGTAAGCAAATTTGCAAATGATTTAAGAGGTGTCCACTTAATCGACCGCTCTGCAGTTTTAGTCGCAATCGTGCCGTGGTACCGTATGCCGAAGTTATAAATAATCGTGTGGGTAAAATCGTTACTCGCGGGATCAAGTGTAATTGTACCCTCTTGCCCCATTACCAGAGGAGCTATAACGGGCGTCGTCGCACGAGGAATTGTACTTAGAGTCAACGTTTGAGATTTTTCAACTACACCCGCGCTGATTCTCGTATCCATCCACGTGTTTACCGTAATCGTACCGGTGCCATCGTTCCTGTGGGGGACAGTGATTGTGGTATCAACGATTGTCTTAGTTGTGCCTTGGGGGAGAGTATAACTGACACTGTATTGCGTTCCTTGCCCACCGTTGATGTATACATCGTAGTACGCGGTTCTGGAATAATCATTGTGGCTTGCGCCGGTCTGCGTAGATTCCCACAAAATTCTTACCTGAGATGTATTGTCCTGAATATTTTGACTGATTTGAGATAGTGTCAGGCTTTGATAAACCGCCATCAATTCACCCCCACAAAACTAACAGATTGGTTCGGCTGTACAACGATGCTCATCGGGCCAAGTCTGAATCTCGACAACTCTACCAGTTCAAAACTGTTATTATTCCAGTATGCTAAGAGCATTCCGTTTGCATCATAGAAGCCAATTTTGTCGTTGTATTCCCTGAGCGTAATTTCAGATACCGAAGAGCCGATTCTTAAAACCGGATGCCCGTCATCATCCATCCCGATATCAATAAAATCGGAGAGGGTTTGGCCGTTCACAGTAACGCGCTCCGCTGACATTTGACCGGTGGTAATAGCATTTGCATTGATTTGCCCGTCCATCGTCAATGCCACACCGCTAATCGTCTTTCCTCCGTCTTTGGAGTATCCAAGTCCGTTGATATTCATCAGCCACAGACGGGTATTATCTTCGACAGTTGGGGTATCACGTACCATCCATCCAGTAGGATATCCATTTTCATCATAGAGGACTTCCCAATATCCGCCCTTTGCACCAATGATGCGCTCGGTCGCGTCCTGCATCGCTTTTGCAAGCCCCGCATACTCGCGCTTAACTTTTTGGATGATGGGGTTCTCGACAGTATAGTTTGAGTCCGGTGGGCCGTAACAGATAGTGGTAGCACTCATGCCGCCTTTAACTCGCAACTCCTGCGACATAACCAAAACGGGCAGACCGCCTCCGTCAAGGTCTGTGCTGTCGATAACGTGTATAATGTCACCGGCTTCAACGGACGGATCGCCACGCCACTTTACTTCTAGTGGCATCAGAGTCAGACTTTTTATCTGTTCAAACACCGAGACGGCAACCGCTTCTGTCATATATGGATTTGTTGCCGAAATGCTAGTTCCCGTCCCGACAGTAATCGGATTATCTTCCGTGCCGGTGACAAGCGCCTGAATTGTGAATCGATCGTCGGCTGTCTTTTTCAAACCATTCTGATATTGCGCGTCAAGCCCTACGGTAATACCCTCGGTATATTTGCAAAAAACCAACTGACCTGTCGCGTCGAATTTCGCATTCGCACCGATTAGCCCTGCCAACCATCCTAACTGCTGACGGATTGTACCCGCGTAAGAATTGGAAATTACCATATCCGGGAAAGCAACTTCTGGAGCAGTGATGTTCGCCTGTAGACAGATATCGGTCAGCATCGCATTCGGAGTGGCCGGAAAACTAATGGTGGGGGTATATTCGTCAGTCAGTGCCGCCATGCGGTCATAACCGGTGATCGTGAGACACAGGTTGCCGCTATTTTCTACGCCGTCAGAGGGGACGTAAAACACGCCTTTCGGGATGTATACAGTTCCGCCGTCTCCGGGAAGAATGACCCCGACAGAGGGGGCGAAATACGCCCCGTTTAGGGGAAGCGCGGGAGTTTGCTTATAAATCGTCACTTTGCATTGCGAGGAAAAAGACGCTCCGATCGTTACACCGTCCGATGACCCGCATTGTTCAGTAACAACGATTTCCTGAATTTCAGAAGCGGCAAGCTCGCTGACACCGTTAAATGTGATTTTACTAGTAATACTTCTTCCCGGCGATTTACACGCTTCATGGAAGGATTCTGTCACAGTGTACATGGTGCTTCACCTTTCAATAAAATTCATGGAGAGACTATTCCACAGATAGACCCCGTTAATGAGACTATACATAGGAGCAGTCCGGTCGCCCACATAAGCAGTCATGCTTCGAGTTTCTCCGGTCAGCGCATCAGGATAGGAAACCGTGAAAAAGGTATCCGTGACGGCGTTTAGCAAAGTGGACATATCCGCTGCGGTCATTGGAGGCCACGAGAGAGTTAGTTTTCTCTTTACTGCAACTCGATCTCGAAATAGGTCGCCATTCTGATTTCGACCCGTCCCATCAGCGTCAATGTCTTGAATGCTCCATGACAACTGAGCAGGGTCAGGCAGAGGGACAGAAGTCCCGTCTGCCTTTGCGATTACAAGAATTGCCATAATTTCTCCTTACGCCAACAGTGGGCTAAATCCGGTTGCGCGGATGGCGGCATTGTTTTCGTCAACCATCTGCCTAAACAATTCTTTACCGTTCATCTGCACAATTACAGTGATCGGGCGACCGTTGCCCGAATTCGTTTCACCGCTTGCTCTCTGCACTGCCTCGTACACACCTTGCGATACAGATTCGACAATCTGATCGTTGTTTGCTACAGCCGTCTTTCCTCCAATGCGACCAACCATCTCAGCCCCTGCTTCACGCGCGATAAAGAGCTGCCCCTCATCCACAAAACCGCCATTAGCCAATCTCGGAATACTGACATAAGAGATGGTACTAATGCCTCCGCCAACGATACTCAGCACTGAATTGACTTTCCCGATGAAGTTATTCAGCGGCCGGATAATGCCATTTAGCATTCGTTCCAGCAAACTAATCGCGCCATTTACCAACGCTCTAAAGGCTGAATTGATAGCGTCAACCACATTCGACTGGAACCACCCGCCGACTCCCGCGAATACGCCAGCGATTTTGTCCCAAAGCGAAACGAAAAATTCACCGACCGATGAGCACATCGACCTGAATGCTGTTTGCACTGGGGTGATAATTTTGTTTTTAAACCAATCCGTCACAACGCCCCACTCAGCTTT